GCCGTGGAGAGGTCAAGATCGGCTCCGTCAATATTCAAAGCAGCCGAAGCTGGGTCTAAGAGAGAGTCTACCAACCACTCGTTAAGAGTTGCCTTTGGAGCCTCGGATTGTGAGAGAGTAGAATACAGAGGTGTTTCAGTAGGCTCAACGGTTTTCAGAAGTGATTCTAAATTTTCGCGAGCACCTTTAGCACTTGTTACATTGTAGCTTGTTGCAATAGCCATTTTAAGTAATTCCTTATTTTAAGATTTTAAATTTTAGTCCGCTAGAAATGCGGCAAGATCGTTAGCCGAGAGTGGTCCTTTCCGATCCAGGATTTTTGCCTTTTCTTTCTGTTTCCGAGTGGTCGAGTTTTCGATTGGCGGGGATGCATCTCCTCCATCGGTGGGAGGTGGAGCCTTACGCTTTTTGACTACCTTCTTGGGAGCCTTGGCGGATTGCTCGCTTTTCAATGCTTCAATGCCTCTGACAAGAGTGGCGGCGATAAAGTCACCATTGGGAAGGTTGTCCAGTACATTGCCGTATTGGCCTCGTAGCTGGTTATAGGTTTCTCTTCGGGATTCGGATATATCATCATCTTTCGATGAATCCATCCACGGATGGGTGTTGATTGTATCTCTACTCCACTCGCTTTTTTCCCTTAGATACTCACTCCTCTGAGGAATCTTTTCAGTAAGGTATTCGTCAGCCTGGGTAAGGATATTACGAATGTCATCATCCGAATATTCCTTGCCATCGACCTCTACGAAATCCTTGCCAATATGTTGAAGTGCAAACTTCTTGGCCGCCTGTGCTTCCCGCTTCAAATTTTCCAAATCTTCAAACGATTGAATGTTCTCCAATTCGGGTTGAGCCGGTTGCGATTGACTGCCTCCTGATTGCTTGAGGTTTTGAATCTCACTCTTGAGCGACTCCACTGTTTCTTCTGCTGATTTTGCTCGAGCAGTAAGACGCGAAATCTGTTTAAGAGTTTTCTTGAGAGCCTTTGGAGTTTCCTCCTCTACCTCTTCTTCAACCTCTTCCTCTTCGGTATCTTCTCCCTCATCCTCCTCTTCGTCAGACTCGGTTACAGACTGTGAAAGAACATCTTCCTGGTCGGCAGATGCTTCTGCTTCTTCGGGAGTCTCGGTGACTTCCGCTTTAGCCTCATCCGCCTGTTGAGCCTCCTGATCTGTTTCGACCTGCTCGACAAAACTTGCCGCCAAATCTTCCACCGATAGTGGGCCTCGTACTTGATTGTTTTCTGCTCCCGTGGATTCAGCCGGAGCCTCGCTAATAACTGTTTCTGCCATAATTTCTGCGTTTGGTGTAGAGTTCGCACTCTCTTGCTTGTATCTGCGGAGCAGATATGCTCCACCAGTGACAATTATAGCAGTTTAAAAAGCAGTTTTATCAGGTAACTCGAAAAATTTTCCAATTATCCTTAAATTTCTCATGCTTGGCTTTAGAATCAGGGTTGTGAGGATACAGTCCGATCCTTTTTGCCCCGTCTAATTCCATGCATGGGATGTTGTAAAAAATGTTTTCATCTTCGACATATGCCACCAATATGTCCACTTTTGTGCAGTCTATCGACTCTTTGCCTGAAGATCCGCTGGCGGTCGTTACCATGTACCGCCCCAATCCACCCCGAGCCTTGTCCTTCGATTTACTCTCAGTCCCTTTTATCTGAATCTTAAATATCTTGCCTGCCGTGTTCATCACCAGGCAGTCCTGTGGCAGATAATCGCCCAATGGCACAAAGACCTCCAGTCCATGCTCGAGGGCTTCCGAGAAGAACTTCTGCTCGTAGAGGTTACCCTTCCTCTTCATCGTCATCGTCCTCGAGCACCATATCGCACTCGAAATCGACAACATCCTCATCCAGCCACTCCTCAAGATCCTCCATCGCGATCTTGGCGATCTCCGTATCTGCAATGTCGGATTCTTCAATCCAACGATTAATCAATGCCCTGTGGGCGTTTTTAAATTGCTGATGGGGTGTCAGTTTCGGCATTGTCCAACGCCTCCAATATTCGAGTCAGTCCTGCAATCTCACCCGATAACCGGGCGAGCTTCTGCGGATTATCCACATGAGTATAGTCCTGAAAGTCCACCAGGCACATATCCCTCTGTTCTTTAATAAAGTCCTTAATTACCACCCACTCGGTCTGTTCACCAAGCCCGGCTACTGCATCTCCTAATGTCATTTTTTCCTTCTTACAGGTTTTACTCTTCGTCCCATTCCTACCTTCGATTTCTCAGCCTTCTTTCGTTTCAGTTGGCTTTTACTCATCTCCGATTTTGTCTTGGGTGTTTTACTCGAAACTCTTTTGGTTGGGCGGCAGTATTCATTCTTTCCACCCTGCCCACATGGCTTGCCACTTTTCGTATCCTGCCATTTCTCCGATCCCCATCGTTTCAACGATGTACCCTTGGCAGTCTTACGAACCTGCCCTTTGGACTTTCGGCACTTGGCGATCTGTTGCGATGCTCGAGCAGATGGGAATACTTTTACCCGAGCCTTTACCTTCTTATAACAAGCGTCCTTTGGCATCTTACCACTTCTTGCAGGACCAGTATCCTGCTGTTAGCTTTGATTTTTTCTGATCGCACTTATGCCTAGCTCGAAAGGATTTACGGGCATCAGGATTAGATTTACGGATTTTCATGTTTGCATCCCCGTAACGAATCGTCCTTGTCTTGCCATTCTCCGATGCAAGTACGACAAATTTTTTCTTACCATAACCAGGTTCACCCTTTCGGATGCGTCTAGGGGAGTTAACCTTACTTGGTTTTCCGTTTGCCATACTTTACTTTTTTACCGGTCTTTTTGGCATAAGATTTAGCTTGTGCCATACCTTTAGGGGTGTAACTGAATTTCTTTTTTCCTACTCCTGGCATAATATCTTCCTTTCGATTAAGCGGCCACTGATGTGCCTGGTACATTGCCAGGGGCAGTTCCTAACTGACCAATCCTGGCGTTCATTTGTTGCTGTTGCTGAAATTCTAATTGACCAGCATATGTCTGAAGTCTCTTCGCAAAGTTTTCATCGGATTGCAGGCGTTCCTGCACATCGGTCGCCGGTATCGCTTCGCTTCCCTGAATATACGATTGTAATACTTGCAACCTAAGTTGTGGATTCGCTCCATTTTCAGGGGCGTTAACAACCTGACCCGATGCGATCTTTGCGATGTCATTCGATGTTTCAATAATCTCCTTAGTGGTAGCCTCCTGCGATGGCATGATTAACTGATTGGCAAGGTTTGGATCAATCGCCTCAATCACCTTGCGAAGATAAATGTCAAATCTACTCACGCCTTGACGATCATAGGTTGCCATTAGCTTTCCTATCGTATCCAGCTTTTGAAGAACCTTCTCCTCATCCTGGTTCATGCTGTTCCAGGTGATATTAAAATCATACACTTCAGCAGTCTCATCCAGCATGAGCATCGCTCCCTGCTCGTTGTTGGTAACCCGAAACCATATCTGCGGTCCGCCATAAGTGCGATCCAGGCACCATATGCGATTCAATACCTGCTTCCATCCCTCGAGCCAACGATTGACCAGGTTCTGCCGAACACTGTTTGCCTCCACTGCATCTGCTTGCGATGTCGGCCTTCCCGTTAGCTTATCTGCCAACTGACGAATCTGCATCTCCACTTCCATGCTTGCGTTCGAATAACGGGGGATCTCCATGAATCCAACCTCTCCACGCCTTCTAACGGCCAAGTGAGCACCCGGGCCAAGACGCTCCGGGCGGCGGCCAATCTGAAACTCCACTGGTGGCATCGTTGACATAGATGCCCTGTCTCTCCTTGCGTCCATCTCTGTCTTTACTGCCAATTGATAACTCTTCAGCAGTTCAGGATATCCACGCGAATCAAGCAATCTATGATTGAGGCATTCCCTCGTAATCGCCACAAAGGGATATCTCCCTTCATCATATTCCATGGGACTATGAAACCCATGCCCTTCCGCTTCATCCGCCCAGCAGGTAATCGTGCATATAGGCACATCGTCCTCGTCCAGTTCTTTTCGATATGTCGTGATTACCCTTACCATGCCTTCGTAATCCTGCTGGCCATAAAAGTTGCCGGTGTCATACGACATCAAGTCAGTCGAATAACTCTCCTCCGAATAAAATCCTTTCGAGTTTTCAATCAATTCCTCGATCCATTCCTTATCCCATCCCTCATTTACCTTCTGCATCAATGCCTCGGGACTGTAGTAATGAATGCAGTGAATGCTCCTGGCACTCTCCAAATCAATCACATTCGAATCAATAATGATCTCCCGTCCCAACTCATATGCCTTAACCGCAGGACGATTCACCACTGCCTTCTCCGTTGGAACCTTTGAAACTCCTTTGTTGCGTAGCTCGTTTAACATCTTACGAACCCGCTTCTTCTTTAATCCTGGAAATAATGGAAAGAACATCTCCTCAACCCCCTCTTTCATCTCAGGATCTTGTATAGCCATTGCCAGTTCAGGCGACATCTGTGCAATCTCCTCGAGCGTCACCTCTTTAAAAACCCGAGTTGTCTCTCGCTTCCAGTATGTACCAAAAAATGTTATTCCATTCTGCAAAAGATAATTAGCACCGATAGCCGCTTCCCTCTGTAACTCAGTCATCGATCCCATCCGCCACTTCAGAAATTCACTTACCATCTTGGCCGATGTAATATCTCCACTCTCCACGGGAGCCGCCACCAGGTTAGCCTGTGAAAGCGATTGCGACAGCAAAGCCACATCCCCGTCAATCAACGGGTTCACAAGGTTAGGTTCTAAATCGGAACTCCCGTCCCAGGGAAATGCTTCAGGTCCATTCTTTTTCCCCGATTCATCCTTACCTGCCCACTCATTAAAACGACACTCCCTCGCCTGTTCAGCCTTATCCATCCAAAACGATAGATTCGCCCTCGCCTCATTAAACTCATGCTTGATCGAATCTACATCCGGCCCCTTCTCATCAAACTCCTGTACTTCTAATCCACTACTTTCCATTTTTAACTCCCAATTCTAACATATGTTTTTTAAAATTACTCAGGGCCGACTTCTCTATCCTTCGCATCGTCTCAAACCCTACTCCCACAAAGTCTGCCATCTCCTGAATTGTATAAATCCTACACTCCCGATCCTCCTCAAATGCAGACAATCCCTCCTCCACAACCAACTCCCGTAGCATCAAATCAATCCGCTTATCCTGCTGTTCAGGCGATTCGATACAGATCATCGTCTCCCTCGACTCTCTTGACATATACCTCCGACTTTGGCGGGTGATTATCTTCGGGCTTTTTTACACACCTAAATACTCCCTCCCGATCATTAAAATAGATAAGCATCAACCTCTGATTAGGAACCAGCTTCAGCACCCTCGCCGTCTCAATCTGCTTCTGCGGGGCTTCAGGTAATCCCACCTTCCCATCCGAGTCCTCTTTCCATATTCCTATGCAGGTCGAACGGGGGATTCCCATCTCCTTACTTATCTTCGGCCAACTCGTACCCGCCTTCCGCAAAAGAACCACCTGGTCCCTCTGCATCTTACTCCACTTTCTTACTTTTCCCATAAATCAATAACTCCCTCCTCCTGTTGCCACCATTTCCTCCTCGTCAAAGTATTCAAAATTGCCCACTGCGAAGTACCTCACTGTATCGACCATGTCCTTGGCAGGATGCTTCAAATCTCCAATCTGATACTCCTGCATACAGGCCACCAGGTTCTGACATTCATCCGAAATCATCAACTTCGGGTGATTATCAAATCCCATCTCCCGACTCCTATCCCATGCCAGCAGGTTATTGATCGCCTGCAAACCTGTCTCAATGTCCAAAGCTTCTGCCGGCTGTACCACAATGTCCTCATCCGCCAAATCATCGATAATGTTGGAAGATCCTTCCGACTTCTGATAACTCGCCGCTCCTAACCTCGGGTCGATTATCCGCTCAACATAACGATCACCCTCCATCTGCCGGATGATTTCCGCATAATCCTTTAACCCGAAACCATTAGGCTGTGCCGCTTCCCCTGCACTCACCTTATCCCCCTTTGTCAGATCAATCCATCCTCCCCAGGTGTCAAAATCAGGAAACTCCTTAACCGCCCAGGCGACCCCATGCGGATCTATTCCAAATAATACCATCGTCCAAGGCTTTGCTCCAGCAGGGTCAATCGATAATACCCAATTCGCATCCGAATCATCCTTCAAAACAGGGATATCCTTGGCCTGGACGATGTTCTTGTCGGAAAAAGCCGGAAACACTGTTTTAGATGCCTTTACAGGCACTCCATAGGCCCGGCAAAGGATCGTTTCCCTCTTTTCTCCCTCCAGTTGTGTCTTCATGGCTGACCAACCGCCAAACGGATTGGCCTCCGTATGGAAATATACCACGCTCGAGGCTTTCCGTAAGGGCTGTTGGACCAGGGGAACTTCTTCGCCATCCAATAAATCCGCTTTTGCCGACTCCACTGTCTTTGCTCCCGTAAGCATCGACTTCACTACCGAGTTCCACCCGTCCACAGCCGTGAAGCTGATGATGCCCTTACTATTCCGAGTTACAGTTCTGAATCGAAGAGTCTCCACCCAGGGCATCGGTACAAGCTCATCTGCCCAATAGCCGATATTATGGGTTCCGTTGACCGGTTCCTGCGGACAACCGATTTCTCCACCCTCAATCGTGCTAATATCCTGCGACCAATTACGAAATATGCACTCAGATCGATTAGGCAGAGTGAATTTGCCTGCTGTAAATCCATTTCTAAGCGAATACATCACATATCCGACCTTACCTCTACCTAACGATTTTAACTCCTTGGGCAGGTACTTAAATATTAGCTTCTGCTGGAACTGAATACTGTTGGCCGATGTCTCCGTAAGACACCATATGATCGTTCCTGGGTTCTCGACTAGACACTGAACTACCCGCTTCGCACAAAGCTCGGACTTCCCCGCACGATTGCCTCCCATAAGGAGAATCTCTTGGTGCGATTTTAACTCTCTATCCGCTAACTTCCATGTTTCCAGTTCAAAGCCACATCTGTAAGGGTCATCCTTTTCATCTTTAATAGCCTGTTCCCTGGTCTCCCAATACGCCAAAATCGATTCAGGAGTCATCCGCAGGAGTTCCGATTTACTGAGGGGCGGGAGAGCGGGATGGGGTGTCCATTCGAGTGGCATATGTCCATGTTAGCAGATTGAGAGGGTGAGCGGACATCGGGTTGGCAATTTGTCAGAA